CTGAAGATGGAACTGGAGGTTACTTATGGTATCTAAAAGCTGAATCTGAAACAAGACTACGTTTCGAAGATTACTTAGAGATGGCAATGGTTGAAGGTGAATTAAGTGTTGGTGGACCCGCTGCTTTAGTAGCTCACGGTCTTGGTACTCAAGGTTTATTCTCTGCAATTACAGCTAGAGGTAATGTACAAGTTGGCTTTACTGCTGCTGCTGGATTAGATTCTTTTGATGCAATTCTTAAAAATTTAGATACTCAAGGAGCTATTGAAGAAAACATGCTTTTCTTAAATAGATCTACTGCTCTAGATTTTGATGATATGTTAGGAGCAATCTCTGGTGGTTTCGCTGGTGGAACTGCTTTTGGTTTATTTGAAAATTCTGAAGAAATGGCTTTAAACTTAGGTTTTAGTGGTTTCAGAAGAGGTTCTTATGACTTTTACAAAACTGATTGGAAATACTTAAATGACGCTTCTACAAGAGGTGCATTAGTTGGGCCTGCTTCTATTGAAGGAGTGTTAGTTCCTGCTGGAACTTCAACAGTTTATGATCAGATCTTAGGTACTAACATTAGAAGACCATTCTTACACGTTCGTTATAGAGCTTCACAAGCTGATGACAGACGTATGAAGTCTTGGTTAACTGGTTCAGTAGGTGGTGCTTTTACTTCATCTTTAGATGCAATGGAAGTTAACTTCTTATCTGAAAGATGTTTAGTAACTCAAGCTGCTAACAACTTTGTATTATTCAAAGGAATCTAATTGATTCAAAACTAATGTAATTGTTACCCTCGTTATATTGACGGGGGTAATTATTACTTTTATAACTATTTAATTTTATTATATTATGTCAAAAGAAAAAGAAATCCAGCCAAAAAACTGGGAAATTAAAGATAGAAATTACTTTATAAACGGACAAGCGTCCCCTTTAACATTTACGTTACCTAGTAAACATACTAGAAAACATCCATTATTATGGTTTGATGAAGAGCTTGGTGCTCAAAGAGAACTAAGATATGCAACAAATCAAAGATCGGTGTTTGTGGACGAGCAAAAAGGTGAAGCAACTATGGGACACATCATTTTTAGAGATGGAGTTTTAAATGTTCCAAAACAAGAGCAAGCATTACAAAAAATGCTTTCTTTATATCATCCATTAAGAAAACATAGATATTCAGAATTGCAACCAATAGAAATTGCTAAGGATCAATTAGCTGATTTAGAATATGAAATAGAAGCTTTAAACGCTGCTAGATCTTTAGACGTAGATCAGTGCGAAGCAATTCTTAGAGTAGAACAAGGATCTGGCGTTACTAAATTAAGTTCTAAAGAAATTAGAAGAGATTTATTATTATTCGCTAAAAACAATCCTGTATTATTTATAGAACTAGCTAGCGATGAAAATGTAATGTTAAGAAACTTTGGTATAAAAGCTAGTGAAGCTGGTATTATAACAATTTCACAAGATCAACGTGCTATACTTTGGTCAAGCAATAAGAAAAAGTTAATGACAATTCCATTTGAGGAAAATCCTTATTCGGCATTTGCCGCTTTCTTGAAAACAGATGAAGGTGTAGAGATATACAAGTCTATCAAGAAAAAACTTAAATAACATGTAATACTAATATAAGGCTCGTTCACTCGGGCCTTTATATTATAATAAAATAATTAAAATGGCAGTAAACATAGATCAGGTTTATAAAACAGTCTTGTTGATAATAAATAAAGAACAAAGAGGTTATTTAACACCTAATGAGTTTAACAGATTAGCTACTCAAGTTCAATTAGAAATTATTGACGGGTATTTTGAAACTATTAATCAACAAATGCGAGTGCCACAAAACTCTACCGAATACGGTGACAGAGTTAAAAACGTGCAAGAACAATTAGACGTTTTTAAAACAATAGGTAATTGTGCTTTTACAGCCGCAACTACCACTAAAGCTGCATTTTTCACACCTCC